GCTAGAGGCAAGGGTCACCACATGCGTGTGCGCGGAAGTGGCAACGCTCGTGGCTCCAGTGCCCCTAATTGAAGTAGTACCTGTAATTGATCCAGAAGTTTGGCTGTGGGTATGCGCACCACCACCAAAACTAAAAACTCCCGAAGCAGTGTGGCTTCCCCCCGTACCACTATTTGATGTTCCGGTAGTGGCAACATGAGTGTGACTTGCTGCATGATTGTGATACCCAGCGGGAGTCATTGCGGTTGTATGAGAAGAATGTGCTCCGTTGGTGGAATGATCAAATGAATTGTAGAACTTAACCCCAGAGGCTACGGCCCAACTTGCTGGTAAACCAGATGGGTTTGGTGCAGTTGAAAGCGAAGACGGCGCGCCAACCAGCCAATAATCGTGATAGTTAGGAAGATTAAAGGTTGTTGTCCCGTTCCCAGCACCATAATTTGTTCCAATCACCGCAAACAAGTCTGCGTATGTTGTTCGAGAAACCGCAGCACCGCCGCAGAGAAGCCATCCGGTTGGAACATTTGATCCATCCCCAGCCCAAGAAGTAACCATCCCGGCTTTCCCGGAAGAGGCAGTAGCGCTTCCGCCAACATCTGCCCAGCCCGTGCTCTTATATACCCTAACCTTTTTGGTGGAAGAATTAAAGTAAATTTGCCCAAGGTTGTTTGCCTGGTCGTTTTCTGCGACTGGTAGACCAAGTGGGGAAACAAATTTTACAGGCATTTTACACCGCCTTAATAATGTAGTGAGTCATGTGCGTTTTGTATGAGTGATTTGTATGTGTGTGTGAGCCGTCGCTTGATGGTGTTGCTGTGTGATTGTGGTTTGCAATAGATGCTGAGGTCGTATTTCCAGAGGTGCTCAGAGAAAAGACTGGGCTATGACGATGCGCCGCGTGGGCGCTCCAAGAAGATGAAGTAACGCTATGTTGGTGGGTTTCCGTTGAAACGGTGCCAGATGTATGCCCGTGCGTTGGACCCCCTACTAGTTGTCCAGTTGCGGTTCCGGTTGTGGCGGTACCGGCGGCAAAAGACGCCGTATGACTGTGCGATTGTCCTGCGTTTGCAGTTGCTGAAAATGTGTGAGCACTGTATGTAGACGTGCCATCAGTCACGGTCACCACATGCGTGTGCCCGTAATTATGCTCGGGTTCAGTAAATGCAGTATATGTAAGCGAGTGAGTGTGCAGTCCGTATGAGCCAATGTGTGCATTTGTAAACCATGCGTCATTTCCTCCGCCAATGTTCGTCTCAGTGCTAATTTGATATCCTGTTGATGGCGCACCGGTAACCTGTCTCCCTTGGATATCTGGCACGTTAAACGTTGTTGTGCCATTGCCTGGACCATAATTTTCCCCAATGATTGCGTACAAAGCAGAATATGTCGTTCTTGAAACTGCTTGACCGGTACAAACAAGCCATCCAGAAGGGGTCGTGGCGCCCAGCCATGGTTGGATAGAACCAATTGGCATGTCTGAAGAACCCGCCAGACCAGCCCAAGATGTTCCATCGTGCACCCGAATAGCAGCACTGGTGCTGTCGTAATAAATCAACCCAGCCCCAGAATAGGCAGACTCAACATTGGCCTGCGTGGCAACTGGCAACTTAATGCTTGAAAGAACTTTTGTCATGATTTAACAAGATACCAGACTCTTGCCCTGTTGGCAGAGTGAGGGTCATGGATATGCGCTGCGGTTGCATCTGATGCCATGGTTCCGCCGTGTGTATGCGAAGGAACAATTCCAGATGTGGCAGTAAAAGACGGCACAGTTGCACTATAGGTATGAGTGTGTGCAGAATTGCTAGAAACTGATTCTGTAATAGTATGCGAGTGAGAGTTTCCCGTAACGGTATTTAGAAATCCGTGCGTGTGTGTGCTGCTGGCAACGCTTAAGTTCGGGCTGGTAACAGACATAGAGACTGTTGCCGAAACAGCGGTGGTGTTTCCAATACTGTGCGCATGACCGTCTGAAGAGCAACTTCCAGTGTATGTATGTGTGTGATCCCCTGAGGCGGTCTGGCTTGAATACGCAGCAGTGGTTGTGTGGTTTATTGCATGCGAATGTGCGCCAGCCTCATTATCTGAAAATGTATGCGTGTGCGATGCATTGTCTGATGTGTGCGTAAGTGCCGCAAATGGATCGGTTGACCCGTTTGCCCAAGAAATTCCACCAGCGGTATTCCCAACCGCCACTCCAAGATTTGCGGATATCGCACCAACAAGGCTGAGTTCCCTAAAATCTGGGAGGTTAAATGTTGTTGAGCCGTCACCGGCGCCAAAATACGTGCTAGTAATAGCAAACAGGCTTGAGTATGTTGATCGGGACCTGGCAGACCCATCGCACAAAAGCCATCCGCTTGGCGGGGCTGATGGGGAGCCGGTCCAGGTAATGACAGAGCCCGTTGGCATCTCAGTGGTTGTTGATGAGCCAAGGGTACTCCAGGCAGAGGCGCCTTTGATCTTCATTTCATCAGTAGTACTGTTGTAATAAAGGGTGCCCTCGTCTGCGGTTGGGTCCGATCCCAATAGGGCTTGCCGCAAAGTGTTGACGAATTTAGGCATAAAAAGATTATACCCCCCTCAGCGCTTAAATCAAGCGCCTTGGGGGGTATGCTCTTTATTGGTTATCCGTTGACAACGACTCGGTAGGTTCCTGCAAGGCTGATGACAACCGTCAACGTGTTGGTGGTTGACGTCCGCAAAGACCTGAGCGTCTGAAGAGTCATAAATGGCAACCTGTACGGCCTTGGTGCCAAGGCTGTGGGTGATGGTCTTTGACTCGCCTGCGGTCCAGGTTGCGCTCGTGTTGTAACGAAGCGCTCCGCCGTAGGTCGAGGCAATAGCCGTGCCCTGCCAAGTACCAGTGGCAATCGTGCCGACGGTGACAATGCTGTCATCGCCGCTGTAGGTTCCGCCAGCCACTGCGGCCAGGGTTGAGTTGTATGCCTGGACGTCTGAGCCAATCGCAAGACCAAGCGAGGTGCGTGCAGTTGATGCGCTGGTTCCACCAGTACCACCGTTGGTAAGGGCCAACGTTCCAGTGATCTTTGTTCCAGCAAGGTCAACAGCGTTAAGGGCAAGTTTGGCGGCAGTGATACCGGCATCCTTGACGCGCAACGCATCGGCGCTGACTTCAATCGTTGAGCCATCGACAGCAACATCAAGCGTGTTGCCGGTCTTTGTAAGGGCTTCTCCCGCAGTGATCTGACCAGCGCCAGAGAACTGCACAAAGGCAAGGGCAGTTGTTCCAACCGTAATTGGATTCTCTGTCTGAAGAATGTAGCCGTTGTCTGCGTTTGCGGTACCCTCTTCAACAAAGGTGAACAAACCAGAAGTTACTTCTGCATCGGTGTCTGCATCTGTTGCGCGGCTCCATGCACCAGCAGCGGCAACGTAAATGCCGTTCTGCGAAGCGGTGGACTGATTCTTTACAAGTACTCGGTTACCAGCAATGACGGCAACACCGTCAATTGTTTGCGTTCCGCTCAGGGTAATGTTTGCGGTGGTTGCTGCTCGGACCGAAGCCTTAACATCAAGGCCGGTGGCAACGCCGTCAACATATGCCTGCGTGGCAAGGGTTCCTGAAGTTGGAAGCGTAAGCGCAGTTGTGCCGGTTGCGGTGAGCGTAACGCCGTATGCGCCGGAGGTTGCAAGCGTGCTGCCATCAGCAAGCGTAAGAGTTGCGCTTGTTGCAGGAGCCGTAATGGCTACCTTGTTGACGGATGTTGCAGTAGCAACGCCAATGGTTGGCGTAACAAGCGTTGGGGTATTAGCAAATACCAGTGCGCCAGTTCCGGTCTCGTCGGTAATGGCAGAGATAAGGTTTGCCGAAGACGGCGTGGCAAGGAACGTGGCAACGCCAGTTCCAAGGCCAGAAACACCAGTGCTGATTGGCAAGCCAGTTGCATTGGTGAGCGTAGCGCTTGTTGGCGTGCCAAGAACTGGCGTAACCAACGTTGGGCTGGTAGCAAAGACCAAAGCGCCAGAGCCGGTCTCATCGGAGATCGTGTTCTTCAGTTCAAGAGAAGTAGTT